CATCCAACCTTGTCTTGCGAGGTGACGTAGGTAGTCGCCCTCGCTTTTATAATCAGACGGTATATCAAACTTGGGAAGGATGGGCTTGCTAAGAATATTAAAATTCTCTACCTTGTTTAAGATTTCATCAAACTCATCCATACGAGGGTCGTCGATAACTAACTTTGCAGACTCTAACTTGTCTTTAAGGTAAAAATCACTAGAATCAAAGAATACAGAAAGGTCATCTTGTTCCACGCCATTCTTCTTTACTTTATGTAGAGTGGTCTTTAGTTTTCCACAAAGCACAATCCTGTGCAAATCTGCTTGGCTTTTATCTGAGTAAAAAGTTTTTAAGAAAGCATCAGACCATTGGTAAAAGTCATCGCCAGTAATTGGAGACAGAGCCTCTGAATTGGCAATGCAAATAAGGTTGCCTTGTCGTGCTAGGCGAACCATAGTGCCTCGATCCTCATTACCGTCTGTATCAATTGTAGAGACAATCTCGATGAGGTTCAGCCATCCCTCATGGTTTTTGGCAAAAAGAGCAAAGCCATCGAAAGAACAACCAATAATAGGTTTGATATCATTGTCGATGCAGGCTTTATAGAAAGATACAGCACCACTGATTGTTTTGTAATCAGCGATGCCACATGCGGGGTAAGAATTCTGCTTGCACTTCTTAGCAAGCTCATTTGGCTTGGAAAAGCCGTACTGTAGCGAATAGTGGGTGTAGTTCAGTAGCGGAAACCACTTCATAGTTATCCTTTTCAATTTTTAATTCAATGTTTTGCTCGACTACCCTATTATAGTCTACGGGTCGCTATTTTGTAAGGGGTTTCTTAAAATTATTCTTTTCTTTCTGAGAAAAATCTGTAGAACCTTTCGGAAGCAACGTATTTATCTTTAACAAACTCGTATATGCCTTCATCATTTATGAATACGTCTTCATACAAATCTAAATTACACTCTTGAATTATCGAATGTCGTTCTGCATATTGTCTGTGCTTGCTATCCCCATGCCAGAAATGATAAACTGGGCAGTTTTCTACAGTGGTTACGGAAAACAAATATTTAGACATATCAATTATTTTCTCTGTCATAAATTGTGCGTATTTCTTTATTTGTGGACACTCTTCTATTGATTTGACCCCTGTAGCCCGAAGATATGGTTGTGCTATAAGATCGTCAATCATCTTTACAATAAGTGAAACACCCCCCTTTGTCGTTCTGGTTACGCCGAGGGCAAAATATTCGTCTCCGCTCCCGATGACAGCATTTGGAAACGGATTCTCTCCCATTCTTTTTAGAGCATCGACCCTACCACCCCAAACAAGTCCGGGGTTTCCATAAGGATTTTTCGGAAAGGCATCTGACCACCCTGAGTATGGTTCGAGATCTCTGAGTACAGATAATCTCGATGGTTTATATATGTGTACTTTTCCTGTCCTATCTGCCCAACCAAGATCCGTAACCAACTGAACAAAATCAAAACCTGATTCCATCTTGCTTATGGATACTTTTAACCATTCTTTGTTTAAAAACAATAAATCATGATCTAGCCAGACAATATACTTCTTTTCATCTTCAATGTTTTTGACTGCAACATTTAGAAGTGCTTCTTTTTGCCACAAGCAATTCTTTTGCAAAGAACCTCTTATAATTATCGAGCCTTCTATTTGTTGCTCTTGATCGTCGAATAGTAGTTCGTAGCACTTTACGAATGGTGCAACATTCCTCAAACCTTCTAAGAAAAGTGAATGAGTTTTTCTCAAGGTTTCTGAGCCTGTCGGATTAAAATGAACCGTTACTAACTCTACTTCATCCATGTTTTCGGGTAAGTCATATTCTTCTACCTTTGGAAAAACATCGCTCCAAATCGAAGAAGTTTTAAGATCAAATTCTGAGATATTTGTATTCTCTGCCAGCGTAGCTAGGGCGTGTCTTCTAGAGTCTTCGTGAAAACTCTCTGTATCCCTCATGTTGTTAAAGTGAAAAACATAACTTTCTTCAAAACGTTCCCAAAAATCTGATGCGTCAAAAACATTATTCCATTCTCTTCCCAGTTTGTAAATTTTTTCTATTGGTGTGTTTAGAGTCAACCACATTTGGTCAAAGCACCATAGGCGTGGGTAAGGAACTTTCGGCTGGGAATAATATTGAGAGCAGGATTTAGGGATTACCATAAATCCACTATTTAGCATAGTCTTTCCACGATAAGCAACATTAAGAGCCTTTGAGATTCTGTGCATAGAATCATCTATCCAAAGATGGTTGTTGGTCCGATGATCTAGGTATACGCGATATTCATCGAAAGCAGAGATCTTATCATTGGGTGTTATCTCGAATATATTTGGTGCAGATTCTTTTATCACAATATCGCAATCTACAAAGAGTGTTTTCTCGTAGGTTTGTGCAACTTTCTCTAGTCTGAATTTATTAGAAATAGGGAATTCTTCGACCTGATCTCCTGTCAATTCTATATAATCAGCATTACACTTTTCTGCGTACTTCTTGATGTTTTCGCGGGTAGCATCAAGAAGATTCATTGCCATTTCATTTGCTGGAATTACGCAAACTGCATAATCGCTTGTTGGTTCAGGAATATCATCAACAAAGTTTACAGTGCCTACTAAGTGTTTACCTGTAGCTTTTCGGACGACTCTCACTTCACCGTTAACCCTGTCGTGATATTGTTTTCTTCCTTCTTCTGTTAGCTCTTGACACCACTGCCAATTAGGAGGGGTGGCGGTCATTTCCTTTTTAAGAAGATCGCACCACCCCGCCTTTGGACACTGACATTTAGAAAAGTCCTTCTCTACCATGCCCGACAACTCCAATATCGTGCTTTCCAACGAGGACCGGGATTGTCACAGTTATGTCTAGCTCGGAATGATTTTCGTCGTTCAGGAATATTCTTCTTGATCTTCATATTAGGATCACCAAAACGAACAATTACAACCTTGCCAGAACCATTCTTAACATAAACAGCACTTTTCTTTGGCCCCTTTGGAGTACGGAAAGGTTTACCAAGCTGAACCTTGCGACCTTGGTATTCCGCAGCACGAGCAGGAACAAGAGTGCGACCATTTTTACGATAGATGCCCTTACGCTGATATTCGTATACTTCTCCAGTCTTAGGATCTTCATACTTGAAGCTGGCTTCTGTTTTATTGGCCTTAATAAAGTCATAAATGTTTTGGATATAGACTTCAGACTTAGAAATCATATCTTTAGTCCAATCTTCAAACTTTACGCCTTCTAAGTATTCTTCGATTTCCATAAGCTGACGGTGCATCTTCATCAGTTGTTCACGTTGCATCTGACCTTCTTCGTACTCAGCAACGGTTTTATTCCATAACGATTGGGCTTTCTTCCAAGCCTCTGGATCAGGTCGATCTTTGTCGCCCTTCTTTGCTGGTTTGTAATTCTTACCTTCACGATCTTTCTTTTTACGAATATTTTCCCAGAGTCCGGGTTTGGCTTCTGAAATGTCCCATTCCTCTGTCGCTTCACCCCAATCAATATCCGTCTCGTATTCTGCTTCCGCAGGGCAGTACCAATTGTCTTCTGTAATCTCTTCTGTAAATCCATACTCTTCAAAGTTGATCTGGAAGTCAGCAGCTTCGATATGAGACATCCCATCACAGGCTTTGCTCATACAGACCGCTGTACGCTGCTTCTGATCTGGATATTCTTTGTTAATTTTTGGATCACTCATACAGCGAGCAATAAATTCTACGGGCTTTTCACCGTCACGCTTTTCTGGTAGGGGCATTTTTAACTCCTATAAGGTTGTAATCGAGGAAATAATTTATACCGTATTGGTAAGTGTTGCGACTCTAACTAATAATAATAAAATTTTCTTCTTTTTATTATCCTACCCCTACGTGGATATCTGTTAATATATTCTTCTCTTCACTACCAGTAATAGGCATTGGTCTTCCATTAATGCCCATCCAAGTGTTGTTTTTGTGGATTCCCACATGGTTTAACACAGTCCATCTTAAATCTATAGGACTGCACTCACCGTTTTCTGGAAATTCGGCGTTTGCACTGGAGGTTCCAATTACACGGCCCAAGTCGTATCCTCCACCAGCAAACATTAAGGGGACACTACCACTCCAGTGGTCACGCCCTGCGTTACCGTTTATTTTTGGCGTTCTACCAAACTCTGTGGCTACAACCAGAAGAGTGTTCTCAAATAAACCCCTGACCTCTAACTCGTCCATAAGTAGGCCAACATATCTATCTAGAGTTACCTGTCTAGTATTTAACGAATTTACTATATTACTGTGCATATCCCAGCCACCATACTGGATATTTACAAACTTGGCACCGTTCTGTATAGCTCTGACTGCGGCTAAGGCATCCTTGCCCAACTGGTCATCCTTAAATGTACCGTATTTAGAATCTTCTTCAATTCTAAAAGTTTCAGCCGCTTTGCCGGTTATAGCCGTGAGAGCTTGATTTTGGAACTCTCTCCAGTCTTCTCCTCGTCCTTTGAAGGGAGAATGTTTCTCTACTAAGTCTAGCAGACCTTTTCTCTCCATGAATTTTTCCTTAGACATCTTTAACTGGAGATCGCCTACGCCTTCTCTATTGGCTTCGTAGCCCATATATTTCTGACCAAGAAAAGCTGCTCCATCCCCATCAATTTTGTTCATCTTAATATAGGTGGGTAGACCATGAGGTTGAGATACTGGCCCGTAATAGCCAGCAATCATAGCTCCGTAACTAGGATAATTCTGAACAGTACTGCCTTGGTTTCTCTCGCCACCAACAACCCAATGAGTAGCAGTTTGATGGTTAGAATCTTTATGAGCGAAACTTCTGACAATGTTAATTTTATCAGATCTTTTAGCTACTTCCTTGAAGAGTCCACCTATCTTTACCGTTGGAATTTTAGTCTCTATATGACCAGTGGCAGACCGTCTTTCTACTGTGGAATTTGGGATGGGATTAAATGTCTCGATGTGAGTCGCTCCTCCACCCATCCACAGAAAGATTACGCTTTTGTCGTTTTTAGTAATTTTGGGGGAATATTCATCAGCATAAGAAACAGCGATATTGTCGCTCGCTAGATATGCTCCACCAAGAAAACTAGTTCCGTAAGTTAAAAAATCTCGCCTTTTCATCTTATTCGCCTCCCACGACCGTTATGGTCATCATTATGTGATTTTTGTAATTGGAGACACGTTCAGGCTGCGAACCCGCTACTGCGGCTAGACTCTCAGAGACAGAAATCTTTAAGAATTCTCTCTTTTCATTATCCGGGTGCCTCGTAGAATCCAATATTAAAGTCGGGTGCAGTGCGTTTCTTCACCACCTCGTCCATCCCAAGCTGAACTAATTCCTTCTCTATAGTTATACACATATTATCAGTTTCGCCCTCGAAGTTATTTTTGCAAAAATGACATAAATATTTACATCTAAAGTCAGTTCTGGTTGGATCTAGTACGGATGGATTGGTATTTTGTCTAATTTCTTCTACCCGCTTTCTGAGCATTCCTAGAAATCTGTCTTCATCTTCCTTGGTAAAAGAGAAACTATACGGTGTAGGATCTGGTTTCCCCTCAATGTCTTTATAAAAGAAAATACTCATAATTCTATTGGGAAAATCAGGGAACATCTTGGACATAGCGTAAAAATACAGCAATAACTGTGGGTCATTCATCATTTTTTCGTAGGTTTTTTCTTCGCCACTAGCCCAGTTCAGACGACGACCGCTTTTCCAGTCAACCACCTCAATTGTATCTTCGTCAAGAAGTGTAACGAGGTCAATTGTGCCCTTGATAGCTAACTGCCCTTTTTGGGTGTTTCCGCTAGCGTCTACGAAGTCGAACTTTGCCCAATCTTCCTCGATTGGCATGTCGAAGTGCGGTTCTGGATAGTAAATATTTCTTTGTCTAGGGTCGAATTGACTATTATTCCAAGTCAAGAACGTATAAACAGTATCAGTAATCTCCTGACGTTCCTTACGGTAGAATTTGTGGGTAGATGTTTCGCCGTAATCCTTGATGGATCTGGCGATCAATTCGTCTACAAAAGCGTCAGTGTAGAGATCATCCTTGCTAACTCTGACTTTGCCACACTTATCATCTTCAATTTCTAGCCATTTTCTACGAGGATTGTCCTGCTGAAACTTTTTAAGTCCAGCGAGAATTTCCATGACCTTGTGGGCCATAGTTCCCATATCTGCTCGTTTACCGCTAGAACCTCTCCAACCTAGATTATAGGTCAGGAAATACTGCATTTGGCAAAAATCATAATTGTTATATGATGAACTTCTAACATAGGTTACTAACATGTCGCTCCTTTAGGTTACGGTAAAATTCTTTGACCTTCACCATCAGAACGTCGATGCTTTCAATTTTATTGTCAATATAATCTGTGAAGGGGTAGTCATCCAAAGCCGATTCACTCGAATGGCTATCGTCGTAAACCTCGCGTGTTAGTCGAACAACCTTGCCACCGGCTTGTTCAACAGCTTTCGCTTCGTTGGGGAAGCGAATATCTGCAATTATTGCTAGTTGTGACCTTTCTTTTTGTATCTTCTCAATGCAAGACTTTACCCATATAGGTTCGTACATCTTACGCATAACGTCTGTGCCAAAGAACTGCATAAATTCACGGGCGGTCATTGGGCCGGGGTCATGCACGGTGAGATTAAGTAAGGACTTACGTCTATGGTTTCCGTTGTACAAATGACCATCCGACTCTAAATGAAAGGCAGCAGACTCAGAAATTACTCCCGGCATGTTTTCCCATAGTAGATGTTCTTGGGTTTGGTTCTTTTCCGCATCTGTGCCGTACAAGCACCTAAATGGGATATCGAATAACTCCATACAAATAGTTTTTAAATAGTCTGCAAAGCTGTAGAGCTTAACAAAGGGCCACATATTATTATCTGCCCAAGTTACAAATTCTTCGTCTTTACGCTCTATCCAAAACTCTCCCCATCCAGAACCACCATCGGATGGAATCAATAACTGACCATTAGAACCAAGGTTCCAATCTTTGATGAAGCCCTGTTCTTTTAATACAATTCCATGTAGGATGTTTGCAGTAGTATTCTTGCCTGCCTGCTTGCGTCCTGATATTCCTAAAATCATTAATAGTACCCCTTTAAATCCTGTAAAATATTCTTATCAACTTGTTCACATGTCATGCTTCCCAAATCTTTTGTGTGCATCTTGGGAAACACCAACTTAAATAATCTTCCTAGTTCTCGCTTAATTTTAATCTTCGACTCTCGCCCTGCTTGGTCGTTGTCAGTGAGGACAACAAGTCTGGTCGCACCACTACTAAGCAATAACTTGCGTTGTTGTGATGATACGTCTTTACCAAATAGTCCAACTGCATTTTTGACTCCGCACTCCCATAGTCTCCAAACATCGCCCTGCCCCTCTACCAGAAAGAGGGTATCGTTTTTCCAATCTCTGGAATTAGAACCTCCCGCAGTGGCGTTGTAGTAGTTGTAGAGGTAATCTGTTTTTCTGATTCCCTTAGAAAAAATGTATTTGGGTTGTATGAAATCTCGTGTAGATCTCGCGATCCAACCACAGTAGCTTCTGTCAACGCCCCAGATGGGGATAGTTGCCCTATATCGAAGGATGCCTCTGGTATCACTTGTTGTTTCTCGAACCCCAAAAAATCGCAACGTTTCCGGTTCGTATCCTCTAGCAATGAAATACGGCGAAGGACACGATTCAGTTTTTGGTCTTGCAACATGCTCAATTTCACATGAGCTTTTTTCTGTTCTTCTATATCCTTTAATTTGACGTATAAGCTGACTAAAATCAGCATCAGGCTTATCACCATCATTATTACTACTACTGGTTCCATTTTTGGATGCTCCATTTACATCATACAATTTACAAACATACTTGAGTGCATCAGAGAATGAGTCTGTTTGCAGACAACCTTTGATGAATCCCCAAATATTACAACTATAGTGATCGTGACACCCACGAGTCCAGCAACGCCATACCTGCTTATCAAGTGCAATAGACACACCGAATGGGTTGTCGCTGCCCTCATGAATAGGACACTTCATAAAAATGTTTTCTGCGTCCTGAGTGTACTCTAGATTAAAACTATCTAACAATTTATAAATATCTTGGAAGACGATCTCTCGCACTTTGTTCAGATCTAGCGTTGTGTTTTGACGTACAGTCTTGCTACACATGTACAGTTACTCCCACAGTATTTACAGTCGCTTCTAGTATTATTATAGTATTCAGGAAGCTCTTTTGAAAGTTCAAAGCCGAAATTTTCTAGGTTTTTACACGACATACATCTACCATCTGGTCTAATCCAAGCATAAGAGATCACTTCTTTGCAGTCTCCTAAATGCTTTAATCTTTCTTCTGTTAATCTCTTTCCAATGCCTTGTCCTCGATAGTCTGGATGCACAACAATGCATCGGAGTATACAGTCTCCAACCGCTGCCCATCCCACTACTTTCTCACCATCAAGTGCTATCCATGCACATTTAATTTCTACTAGATGGTTCTTAAAGTACCCAGCGGCAAACGCTTCATCTACAAGTTCAATTGCGTCGTCCATTTGTTTGTGACCAAACAGTGGACTGGGTATCGCTGCGTATGTAATCATTAGACACTTTGATCGTTATAATATTTGTAGTAATCTCGATCTTTGTGGTACGAGTAATACATCATCAAAGTCTAGTTTCGGTTCTGGATCAATTTTCAACATCGAACACTTTGCCTAGAACTGAATAATGGTTTTGTCCGGTTATAGTCATCTTCTAATCTGACAATATCTTGCTCAGAACACTTACCAAATTGCAACTCTGCGATCACGCACTTTTCCGTTGTGTCGTTAATAAGTCTATGAACATCTCCCTGTTGTATAAATATCCAATTTGAGTCCAACGTCTCTCCCCTTCCAAGTCTGCGAACGTTTTCATTTATTTCACAAAGACACTCGCCCTCCATAACAACCCAGATCTCGGCACGTTCTTCATGGGTCTGTAGAGATAGTCTTTGCTTCGGACTTACTTCAATTGTTTTAAATACTACATTGTCAGCCCTAAAGTAATCTGTATAGGAACCCCAAGGTTTATTCGTCACACAACATTGTGCTGGTGGTTTACATTCCGGCATCATCATCTCCCTCTATACAGAATGGTATATCAGAACCTTCGATCACATCACCATCGGGTGAGGATCTTATTTCATCTCTAGTTCGCAACTCGGTCAACTGTGCATGTTCGCCAACCATATTCATATTAATATAATTACCGTCAAGTAATCCAGCACCGTGACGAGCTTTTAAAGTGACAATCTTTCGATTACCACCGTTTGGACCGCCCTCTGCCAGTTCCTCTGCGGACTTTAATTTAAATATAGAGAAAGACGTACACAACCAAATGATGCGGTCAGAACCGCTAACAGCATCCGTAGATTCCTTTGTGATACCATCACGGTTCAACTGAACAAATGATAGACATGGGAAGTCATACTTAACTGTTAGGTTATGTAATTCTGTGATTTGGAAACCAAGAGCCTGATACTCTTGGATATTGTTACTGATGCCGGATGACGACATGAGCTTGAGATAATCGTACACAACAAGGCAGTCGTTGGTTGTGCCATTTTCGTCCTGACCCACTTCACGAAGAATCCATCGCTTGATGATATTCATAATGGTTTCAAAGGGGGCACCAGCTACACTAACATAGGTGTAGGGGATATCTCTAATTTCTTCTGCCGCATTTTTAACGGCAATAGCTTTCTCGTCATCTTCTGAGAACTTGCCGGTTGTAATATCCTGAATAGGAACACCACTGATATTAGCAAGGATTCTGTTGAGGTGGTCCTCTTTGCTCATCTCAGTATCGAGCATAAGTACGGGAATTCCATTCCTAGCATTATGCAGAGCAACATTATCTGCAAACACAGACTTACCTACTCCGGGCCTTGCGGATACGAGATCCACACACTTGCGACGTAAGCCACCACCAATGACGGAATCAAATCTGGGAAATCCACTAGTCAGTCCTATTTGGTCACATTTGTTTTCGATTAGAAATTCGATGTATTCGTCAAGATTATCGCCAAGCATCTCTGGGTTTTGGCCTGACTCATCGTCACGCAAGAAATCCATAAGTGGTGTTTCTACGAGATTGATAATATCATCAATGCTCTCATCGCCAACAATGGAGTCAATATCTTTATCTATCTTTTTAGCGATACGTTTTGCGTTGCGTGCAAACTCAAACTTTTTAACCTGTGCAGCAAAATGCAGGGTATTACCCCTTTTAACAGGATAGTCCATAAGGTCACGAATGTAGTCTAACTCATGTTCAGTCTTGACTACTTCTGTGAGGTTAAGTTGTTCAGCAGCAGAAAGAATTGCTGGAATGTCAGCTACAGCATCATTCTCCAACACCTTTTCGATACACTTGTAAATGACTTGATTGTTACGGTTAGCGAAGCTGTTATGCGTAAGAAAGTCACTGATTTCAACATAAGATTCAAGCCCGTATGCAAAGAGTCCAGCTAGAACTGCTCTCTCTGCACCGGTATCAGCAAGCTGATCCATTTTACCTCCCTACGCATTGGTTACATCTAATGTTTTCGCCGTATACGTAGGCGGGATTTACAGTAAAACTACGACCACAAACGTGGCACTCAATAGTCTTCTTTCTTGCTTGTCTGCGGTCTCGTGCTGCTTTACCCATACTCTCAAATTTAGCGGGGTCAAAGTTTGGATCACGATCCTCGCCTTTATCTACCCACTGATTTCTTCTAGCTGTCACCGGAGTTTTCCTTTTATCTAATTTATCGTTCTGAACTACTCTAAAGTCCTTTGTCACATTTGGCTGAGGTTTTGAGGAAACCGTTTCCTCTTTTAATACTGGAGCTTCTCCATTTTGATTTGACTTTAACAAGTCTTGCACAAGCTGAGCCTTTTGCTCATCTGTCAATGATTCTAACAATGTTTTTACAATGTCGTCACTCATCTTCTTTTCCCTTTTTCAATTAAGATATCAGCCTTGCGGCGAACGTTGTATTCTCTACTTTTTAAAAGTTCTAGTCGGCTTTGTGCTGTCAGCAACCACTCGTTAATGCTTCTTGCTATGTCGTTTTCTCTTTTGATGAGATCAACTTTAGTTTCATATTTCATAAACTGTACTTCGATTTGTGTCACCTCACTAGCTATAATGCTACCAAGATTTTCTCTACACCATCCAACAACATTCTCACACTTTGATCGACACCAAGCTATATGGTCTGCATATTGGTATAACTGATAAGCGTGGTTGAAGCAGTCGTCCTGAGTCAACTTTTCCATCTTCTCTACTGTTAGAGTTTCTGCAACAGCAAACTCTGGATTAAACTTGGTTGGAGAAATATTCTCCGCCGTAACGTACCTTTCAATACCTTCAACAAATACTTTTAATCTATCTGCTGCGTTCAATTTTCTCCCTCCAGTATTCTAGACCTTCGTCCCAACGTAGCTCTATAATTGTGATTTCGTTAATTCTGCACCACTCTTTCTTATCCAAGTCTCGCTTCTTTGCTTGTGCAAACCCGATCTTAGATTTATGAAAGTACGGCACATATTTAAAGTGCTGTTCGCCATGCACTTCAATACCTATTGCACACGATGGAATCAAAAAGTCAAGGGCTAGTTTGGATTTTTTTATAGAAGAACCGGGAAGCGTAACTTCTTCAAGTACCTGATAGGGATGAAATAGCTCGACTATAAGTTTCCTAGCTTGTAAGTGATAGAAGCTACGCTTACTTCGATTGTTAATCAAATATTTCTTGGTGTCGAGATTATACTCTCTACCATTTAAGCCTGTGACTTTCACTAAAATCTCCAAAAGGAAATCTCACCGCGATCAGAATAATTCTCTAACTTCTTCAATTACAATATCTCTGAGTTCTTCGTTTTCATTTAAGAAGTTTACCAGTTTCTCCATACCCTGAAACTTAAACGCCTTGACTACAGCTTCTTCATTTGATGGATCAACTTCGTTGCTTGAAAGGTATTGGTGTACGATGGGGTGTGTAGCCTTATCGACTAAACAAGAAATTGTATACCAAGCACCTTTTGCTTGAATCAGTGCGAAGTCTGTAGCAATAGTTGCAATCTCTTGCGACTCATCAATACCGATGCCGTAACGAATCCAGCTTGCTGCCGTACTCATGGGCGTGCCACCAGCGGCAGAAGTTTTGATTATCCAGTTAGCAACTTGACCAACGTGATTTCCTGACTCTTTGGGTACTTCCCATTTGCCACGGTGCGTGATGACCATGTTAGTTCCAGCTTGGAACTGTATCATGTTACCGCAGTCTGCCATCTTATTAGGTGAAAATCGTGAACCACCAGTGTTGGCGATATTGTGAGTAATGAACACGGCAATAGTTTTCATGCGTGATACGTCGCCGCTGATACGCTTGAAAAACATAGACAACAAGCGTGGTAGAGCATTACGAACACCTGTACGGATCTCTCCATCAATCTCGTCTTGCGGAACCATGTTAGATGTAGAATCACAGATCAAGAAAAGGTTCTCTTCTTCTTTAATCAGTCGCTCCATAATATTAAGATATGTCTCAGCAGATACGACAGGTGTATCGTCTGTAGCTTGGACGATTTGAATAGCATCAATATCTAAACCTTTGACGCCACGAAAGTTTTGTTTGGTCAGACGACCTTCGGTATTTAGGTAGTATACTTTCTTACCTTTAGCTTGTGCCTTGGCAGCAGCATACAGAGCGGTCGTTGTCTTTCCAGTCTTTGGGTCGCCAGTCATTACAACAACCTGACCCTCACGCAACCCACCACCGAGTGCCATATCAAGTACTGGGCTAAGACTGATGGTATCATACGTCTCCAGAGACTCTAACACCTTGGTGCCAGACTGAATAACATTACCATACTTCTTACATAATGTTGCGACAGTAGGATCGTCGTACTCAATAGGTTTACTCTTTTTCTTAGCCATTCTCTAATTTCCTAAGTTTATTTAAAAGGTTCTTCCCGCCATAACTCTTTTTCCTAGTCTTGGCGTCTTTCTTAACTTCAATTTCTTGCTTCGGTTTTGACTTCTGATCTTCAATCTGTAGCTCATACTTCTTAATAATTGCAATTGCTTTCGGATGGTTTAGTGAAAAGATACCTTTGAACTCTGGTGATTCAATTACTTTGACAAGTGCTTCTTCACTGTAGTCCTTTAGTATGCTATTGGCCTTAAAAAGCTGTTTCTTGTAAGTCCAGTCCCAAGGTTTTTTGTTCCAGAATTTGTAGGGTAAAGACCCCTCATTCTTGTTTTCTGCATTACGTTGACACATAATTGCAGCAACATATTGGGCACAAGTGCAATAGTCTCCTGTTGTTAAGTGTTTGTATTTACTCTTTTCGCTTCTTTTTCTTTTGTTCATTGTAGATTATAGCCTCGCTAAAACATTCAGACAAATCATCGTCGTACTGCTTGTCTAAAATTAATTCTGGAGTCAACCACATTTGCTTGTGAACCACTCCATCGTTTAATGTTCCCACGGTGAAGTAATTTTTTGTCGGTTGACCTATAGCACCGAGAGCGGACCTCACTAAATATAGTGCTTTACACTCTCCTATATCTATTATACATTTGTTAGACCGAAATTGCAAGTGCAAATCCTGAATAAACACAGAATTTTTCTCACAATAATCTTTTACTTCGTACCATATATCATAATCGGAAAAGAACCAATGATTTTTATCGGTCGTCATAACCTTTACGAAGACTTTGCTTATATTTTTTCTGTCTGACGAATAAAATTCGCCCCACTTTTTATCATCCATTTGTCACCTAGTATTCGTGGTACACTTGGAGCTTCTTATCGTTCCATTATTTGTAAACTTAGAACGTTTTTCATCTGACAATTCTGCTGCATTTTGAGTCATAACCGTAGACCCTTTTCCATTTCTGGCAAACTGCTGTAGCAGCAAGGTTTCTGCCTTTTGCTTGTCATCAACTGGAATGGTCTTAATGTATTTCTCAATGCTAGACTTAGCTCTATCTAAATCTTTGCACAAATCTTCCATCGGTTTTTCCAGATGGCCTTCAATGTAAAACTTCTCTGCCTTGCTGAGCGGTCCCTTTTT